CATGAAAAGAAGAAACAAGAAGAGATGGACGAAGATGATTATCGAGAGAGGAAAAGAGATAGGGCACGATCATCTACTACACATGAAAATGTGCCAGAGTAGTAACCCTTATATATTAAGTATTTAAATAGAACCTATGAGAAAGGACGATACCCATTATTGTATTGAATGTGGTGTTACATTACCGTGGAGATATAAAGGTAGACAGAGGATATATTGTAGTCAAATGTGTCGAAAACTTTATACAGAAAGGAAGAAAGCAGAAGATAGTGACTGATATATATGTAGATGGTGGGACTAGAGGGTCTCGAATTTGTTTAGTAGACACATCTGATCATAGAACTATAATTAAATCTCGTGGTGGTGAACCTACAAACAATGAGTTGGAATACTTGGCTCTATTATATGCACTTGATTATATCAAAAACAGACACAGAAATGACAATGTAACCATATATTCAGACTCTAAGCTGGTTGTAAACCAGATAAATGGTGACTGGAGAATAACTACCGAGCACTTACAACCTCTTTATAATAAATGTATCAAGAGAATGACCGATAATATAAAAATAAAGTGGGTGAGACGTGATGTTAATCTCGCTGGTCTTATCCTTGAGGATTAGATTTTGATGGATATGTGGGTTTCGCTTCGCTGTTTGATTGATTGTTAAGACCGTAATAGTCCAAGATTTTCTTAAAGACCACGGAGTCAGATTCATTCAAGTCTCCTGTCTTTGTTTTCTTGACAAAGTTTGCAAATTTTCTAAACCTTTCCTTGTCTTCCCATCGTATACAAATGGTGGTATGTGAGTTACCTATCTTTCTTCTTGCCATACTTATACTCATATATAATAATATATAAGGTTTTCTAATCACAGTATAATAAAGAGCCGTGATAGAACATACAGGCACTTGGATTATAAGGAAGACCGTCTCTTGAATGGAAACCATTAGATCCATATAGGTGAATTAACATGTTTATATCATTAGCCTTTACTCCCCATATATCCTCACTGAATGGATTGATCATGGGGTTCATGGCAGATTCACTGAACCCAGTTATCTTGTTAGCAGAATGATAATGACCCAGACCTATAGCATGACCGAACTCATGTATTGTAATATTTCTTATTGTATTCATGGGAAATTCTTTTGGAACTCCTTCCACCCCAGTTTCTTTTTCACAAGTGCCAAGGCATATAGTTATCTTTGGTGCTTTTTCCTGTGCCGTCAAATATATTGTGATGTATGTATACTTGTGCCATGACTTGGAAAAGTCTAACGAGGTAGTTCCCATGGCAGTAGTTCCACTGTTATATCCATAGTCAATGAATATTTGACACCGAGTATAATTTTCTGTTGATAGATATGCATGTTCAGACCACGGTATTGTCGGTTTTATATTCATATACCAACCACTAGACATTGATTCCAATGATTGTGTCCAAGCAAGAACACCACTTCTTGTGGCTTTCTCTATCTCTTCCCAGTTATCTGTTATGGAGGGATCTGGCTCAAATATGCACACGTTTGGACTATACTTGTGTTTGATTTTCAAATTTTGGTATACATCAATTACATTATGTTCTGCATATGCACTTGCAAACACACCCAATGCTAACAGAGTAATTATTAATGAAACCCATAATGTCTTTTCTATTGAATCCATGTTTTTTTATTTTTTTTAAAGTTTATAAAGATTACAAACACATTTTGAAGACTTATATACCCCTTAAAAATCAGTCTTAGAGTAAGGGTTATATATGAGTATGTTATTAGTGTTGTATGGGAAAAAAATTAGAAGCAAAATACGAAAGTGGTTGTAAAATTTGTGGCGAACAATGGCACAAAGGTGACGAAATATGTTGGGATAAAATCAACGGCAAGACAGTAACATGCACAGATATTGATTGTTTTTCACATCAAGGTGGCAGTTTGTCTTATGCTAAGAAAGCATTTGGAGACCCAACACATATAATCATAACAAACGTTCCTGAAGTTCGTGTTTCAGAAGACACAAATGTAATAGGTGGTCTTTGGAAGCAATATTTTGTAAAGGCACATGAGTTAACCAAGGAAATATACCCACAGGAAGACGTAAGCAGTGACCGTTTCGGTATGATAAGACAGACTGTTTTAAATCAACTGGTGGCTATGGCTGGTGTAGTTGTATCAAAGAGAGGCAACAATGACTAATCCAAAAGAAATTAGGAAGGAAGAGAAGGAAACTCATAAGCTAAAACAAGAAAATCTAAAACTGGTTGGAAAAATAAAAGAACTACAGATAAAACATAACCAATTATTGGCTGTATTATCAAGTGTTGGTTTGAACATACAAATTTTATGCACACAAAATAGAATAAAGCTGTAGAGTAAGCCTTAAATACTTACATATATACTGATATATATGTTGAAAATGATGACAGCACTTGCTCTACTTTTAGTAGTAAGTGTTGGAACAACACAAGTATTTGGTGAAGATTACCAAATAGAAGTATCGGAAACAGGTTTCGAACACACTTACCTAGCCGTTAACAGTGGTGACACAGTCACATTTGTTAATGTGCATTATGTAACTGACATAAACCTAGAGCCACACTGTATCAGTGACCCATATGCCCAGCCGTATACAGAGCTGAGTTATTGGCAGATAACTGATCAACAACCAACAAGGACGTATGCTATAACATCGGGTCAGACTTTTTATGACAGATGTTTTACAGACTTTAGTCCTGTTGTTGTAGAGGTTACGGGAACTGAAACTGCTTCAGATACTGACATGGACACAGTCCCAGATTATACTGGTGATACTAGTGTTACTGCACTTCAAGCAAACCTTGTAGAGGTCACACTTGACTTGACAAACGCATTAGAAACCATAAGTATATTACAGACTCAAGTTACCAGCCTTCAAAATGAAAGTGTATTGTTGATTCAGTCAAACACTGACTTACAAAATCAACTTGTAAATGCAGTAGTTGACGTTACTCCATACACAGATCAGATAGAAGCGTTGGCAGAAGAACGGGATCTATGGCAACAGATAGCCGAGAATTGGTATGCTGTAGCACTGGAACAAGTCCGTGTAATGGTTGAAGTCTTGGGACTTTAATCACCACTTTTTTTTTACACCTCACGAGTAAGCCTTATATAATAGTATGTGTGTAATATTGTATGAACATATCAAACGTTCTTGAACCAACTGAAGAAAAAGATTACGTAGATTCTGAACAATCCAGATTAAAAGCTGGTGACAAAATCACAATTCAGGCATTCAAGGTAAAGTTCAGCAAGAAATACAGTGCAGACTTGGTTGAAATAGAAACAACTGAGGGTGTAAGACACACATATGCAAAAGCAATCGTTGGTCAAGCCAGAGGAAAAGACGGCTCAACATGGTGGGCTGATCAAGTCGCTAAATGTGTAGCGATAGACGCAGCAGATGGTTTGGATTGTATAGTAGTTGAACGAGAATCGAACACCAGTGGTAACAAAATGTTAGCATTGGAGACTGTAAAATCCGAGGCATAGTCAACCTCTATTTTTTTTTGCTTATGGACTGTGATAAATGTGGTGAAGAGATGAGGAAGATTAACGTGTGTCACCAAAGATGTGAGAATTGTGGTAATGTGGTTGACTGTTCAGACGGTGTTTTTGACTAAGAGTAAGGCTTAAATATACGGACATTATATATATTATGTGGAAATAAACTTTACTACTAAAAATATAGACGAAAAATTATACCAGAAAATAATATTACACTACATCTATGACCATTACTATCACAAAGATTATCTGCGTTATATGGATCAGGATAAGTGGGTCATAGAAATAAAGAGCACTGACCAATACGATTCAAATTATTATTCAAATGACCCAAGAGCAGAGGAATTAGATTTTAGCATACCACACGGTGTAACTGGACGTGGTAAGATAGTAGTATACATAACAGATAATAAAAACAACCTAATTTTACTTCAAAATATGTCTGTCATTTGTCATGAGTTGGCACATATGATTTTGCAGATATATTATCCAGATAAGATTGTTAACATGAGACATAATGATTTTCATGGTAAGGCAGGAGACTCTAGAAAATTCTTTAGTTCTGAAGTCCATGATAGGGTAGCTGAAAGCAGGGTAAGACCGTTCAAATACCCAATATCACGCTGGAGAAAAAAGATGTTTATAGGTGTAGACATAGAAGACTTGGTCAATACTAGAAACAAAAATAGAATTGGATATATCCATCATAAGACTGGAGAATTGATTTAATATGGTAGAATGGGATAAGGATTACCATGAAAGGACTGGTAAGTGGAGACCACTATCAGCATGGCGAAACAAAGATGGTAAGATTAATGTTGAACACCCAGACTATCTAAAGAGATTAAAGGAACAGTTAAGAAAGATAGTTAAAAAATGTGATATTTGTGGTGAATATAATTTAGCTGATCCATGTGTTCATCATTTACCAGACGGATATTTAAATGACCAGAAAAGAAAAGAGTATTACAGTAAAATGAAAAAGAAAAAAACAGTAATAAAGGATACAACTTCTAAACAGAAAATATTAGGTTCAGAGTAACTCTTATATAGTTGGAAATATATGATATAATATGGAATGTGTAAAGATTACAATAAATATGAAAACACCAAACACTGAATATATAATCAGACCAATTGGTGATATTCATATTGGAAATGTAAATTGTGATATAAAAAAACTGGACGAAGTAATAGAATATATAAGGAAAACCCCCAACTGTCTCTGTATAGGAATGGGAGATTACATTGAAAACATCATGCCTTATGCAAATGGAAGTCCAGACAAACGTTGGAACAGTGATACAACTGTAAGAACACAATTAACAACAGAAGAACAAACAGAAGTAATCATGGAAAAACTGATGAAAATCAAAGATAAAATGCTTACAATGACTATGGGTAATCATGAATGGAAAACAATGAATGAAAAAAGATTCATTAATGATTTTTGTAAACCATTAGACGCAAAGTTTCTTGGATATGTAGGATACTTGTATTTAACATTCAAGTATAAGGGAAAAGAAATGAGTAGTTATTTGTTACTGATAAAACATGCTGGAAGCAACGCTGCTAAAACAGGATCTGCCATGAATCATATGGAAGACTTTGGATCTAGTTTTGATTACGATATACAGTTAATGGGTCATAATCACGGCACATTTGTTCAAACATCATTAAGAATAGGTTATGATAAGAAAACAAATGACTTGGTTGAACAGAAACAACTGCATGGAAATACTGGAACTTTTCTTAGAAGTTATCAAAAAGGTAATACATCTTATGTGGAAAGACAACCAAACAGAACAAAAAGAGTAGCAACTATTGCATTTACACTAATACCAAAAACAGGGGACATGTATGGTCATGACTAGGGCAGGAAGAAGAATAATTAGCAAAAAAGAAGCTAAAGATTTATTCAAACCAGAAGAACCAAAGCCTATAGTAAAAACCCAAAGAGATGTAGTGTTTGATACAATTTGTGAGCATAAAGAAGGGTTGTCTTGTAAAGACATTTGTGACATTACAGGAATAGCACCAAGGCAAGTAAGAGACTCAACACAGAGGCTTAAAACTGACAGTATGGTAAAAACCTTCGATTGTAGATGTGGATCAACTCCATATTATATAATGTCCTAATTTTTTTTTGGTCTGAAACATCTGTGAAGATTTATATACCCCTATTATAAAAGAAGTCGCATAAATCTTAAATACCCCAACCCTGTAGAAGCCCTATGTTCATTGAATTTACATGGAAAAATAAAAATGGAGACGTATTAAAGACACTAGTTGAACACACGAAGGCTCAGGCTTTTATAAATGCATTTGTAGACAGGGAAGTAGAACCAGTCTTAAATATGCCAGACGAAGTAGTTTTAAGTAATCAAATTGATATTTTGACATTAGAGCAAAGATAAAAGATTAACGGATTAGAAAAAGCTAATTAAGTTAACTTAACTAAGTTAATTAGCTAATTCTTAATTAATGTTTAGCTAAAGCCGAGAGTAACGCTTTTATATGACTGAATATAATGTATAATATGAAATTTAATAAAACGACTGTGACCATATCTATTAGTCAAAATGCACAAATAATATTTGAAGACTTGGAAAAAATCAGACCAACTCATCTAAGTATGAGTTTGTTCTTGGCAGTAATAGCAGATGATTATGTTAAAACACATGGTAAAAACTCAAAAATAATTGACTTTATAGGTGATGATATTAAATCTTCACTACCTATATTTCATGCACCAATTAAAAACTGGGTGGAGACCGTGAGAGAATTATCACCTGAAGAATTTACAAAGTTGCAAGATAGACATGGACAGTTAGGTAATTTGATTAATAGTGAAGGAGAACGAAGACTATGACATCTACAGATTCAGCAATAAGAGATAGAATGGTAGAAATACTATCTGCACCAAAATGGACTGATAAGATTGACGCATTAAGACCAGATGATATTCTAACAATTAACATATCTAGCGATGAGTGGTTAGACCTTTATACTGAAACCCAAGAAGGATTTAAGGATATAGCAAAAGAGGCAGTATTAATCATAAAGGCACAAAAATGTATAGGTATTCGTGTAGAAGATGTATTCAAACGACTTGACATTAAACTGGTATCTGATGATGAGATACAAATGGGTAATATAAATGCAGGTGTAGAAGGTCAAACAATAGCGTTTACAGCATTAGTAATAGGCAGAGACGAACAAAAGACATTTGTAAAGGAAGCAACCATGATGTGTCCAACATGTTATACTCAAGAAAGAATCAGTTGTGGTTTTGACAGAAAGCTTAGAGAATTACATTGTGTAAAAGCCTCATGTAGAGGACAAAAAATGGAAATTCAGAAAACTAATCTTATAACAGAAGACATACAAACCATACTGTTACAGCAACCATTAGAGTCTGCAACAAAGAACTCTCCACTTATATTCACTGCAAAAGTTGTAGGAAAACAAGTTGGAACTTCATTTGTTGGTCAAAGAAAACAGGTTGTGGGTGTATTTAGGTCTGATATTGACAATGTAAAGAAGGACGAAAACGATGTTTTTATTGATATTATATCATTAACTAACGTTGAAGATATAAATGAAATATTACCGACAGAGACAGAAGAGAGAGAAATCAGAGCAGAAGCAACCCAAAAAGAGTTCATAAACAAACTGATTGATAGTTTTGCACCCCATATTTACGGGTATACTGACATTAAGTTGTCATGTTTACTCCAATTAGTAGGGGGTGTCAAGTCAAAAAAGAGAGGAGACATTAACATATTACTGGTTGGTGACCCCTCAATGGCAAAATCTGAGATATTAAAATATGGTAATTCCGTAACACAGAAAAGCATTTACACTTCTGGTAAGGGGTCTACAACTGCTGGACTTACAATAGGAATGGTCAAACTTTCAGATGGAAGAATGATTGCACAGGCAGGGGTATTACCTCTATGTAGCAACGGCTATGCATTCATTGACGAATTTGACAAGATGAGCAAAGATGATAGAAGTTCAATGCATGAGGCTATGGAACAACAAACTGTTAGCATAGCAAAGGCTGGTATCAATTTAACACTTGACGCAAAGACAAGCATACTTGCAGCAGCAAACCCAAAGTTTGGAAATTATGATGACTCATTAGGTTTATTGGATAATATAAACATTCCAAGCCCATTACTTTCAAGGTTTGACTTGATATGGTTAATCAAAGACAAAGTAAGCAAGACAGAAGACGCAAACAAAGCAAATCACATCTTAGACGGATTTACAAACAAAGATGTGGATAAAACATGTTTGTTTACAGATAAAGAACTAACTGCGTTTGTTAACTTGGCAAAAAAAGGCACACCAGTTTTAGACATGTCTGTAAGAGATGAAATTATCAGAATATATGAAAATTTAAGACAGGCAGGAAACACACAGTTCAGTGTTGGTGTAAGACAGCTTGAAGCTTTGGTTAGGCTCAGCATGGCACACGCCAAACTCACATTCAAACAGGTTGTAGGCACTGATGATGTATGTGCAGTAAAAGAATTATTGGTATCAATGTATAAAAACTTTGACATAGACTTGAACGTAGGTGGAACACAATCAAAATTGTTTACTACAGGCAGAATGTCAAAGGAACAAACATATCACCAAATATGGCAAGAATGTGCAGACAAAGATGGTAGGGTTGACGTAACAATATTCATGAAAAAACTAGAAGAGAAGGGAGCTTCAAACCTAGAAGCAACCAAACTATTTCATAGATGGGAAAACACAGCAACAATAAAACTGATGGCAGATGGGACATACAAAAAAACCAAGTAAAAAGACTAATATAGTAGAAGGTTCTACTGATAGTATGTCTGAAACGGAATTAGAACCTACAACACCTAGTTTAGAACTTGGTATATCACAGCTAGATGGTGTTGGTGCAGTTACAGAAAAGAAACTGGTTGACTTTGGTGTGTCATCTTTACACGATATTTGTGTAAGAGGTGGCAGAGAAATATCTGAGATCACTGGTGTAGCTAAATCAAAGGCAGACCAATGGGTATTCAACGCACAAAAAATACTTGAAGCCAATGACTTGGTAAGGAAAACTGATTTAAGTGTAGTTGACTTGATGGAATATCAGGGCAATCAACCACTCCTAAAGACCAAATGTTCGGCTGTAGATGAGCTGTTTGGTGGTGGTGTCAAGCCCGAATGCACATACGAAGTCTATGGAGAATTTGGATCTGGTAAGACACAATTCTGTTTTACATTGGTTTCTCAGGCTGTATCAGAGGGAGAAAACGTTGTATGGATAGACTGTGAGGATACTTTTCGACCAACTAGAATACTTGAGATAATGAAAGCAAATGAATATGTAGAGACAAAAGAAGAAATGAATAACGCTTTGGATAGAATTACATACTTCTATACTCCACAAACAGAGGCATTAATGGGAACTATCAACGCATTGTCAAAAACAATGGACGAGAAAAAACCCAGACTTGTCGTAATTGATGGTGCTATAGGACAATTCAGAGAGGAATATCTTGGCAGAGGAACTCTAGCAGACAGACAAAACCAGATAGCAAGACTTATGACTCATTTGAAAAACATTTCATATTACTATAAAACAACGGTTGTTTACACAAATCAAGTGCAGACAGACCCATCTATAATGTTCGGAGATCCAGTCAAGCCGATTGGAGGAAATGTAGTGGGACATGCAGCAACATACAGGGTTTACTTTAAGAAATCAGGTAAGAAACGCATAGCCAGAATGGTAGATAGCCCAGAACACCCACAGGCAGACGCAGAATTTATGTTAACTATAAAAGGCATTGAAGATAAAATAGAATAATGGACGATGACTACTGTCTAAAATGTGGACACTACTCTGAAGTTCATTACACTTGCACAGAATGTGAGTGTGATTGTCATTCTTAACATGTCCTGAAGAGTTAAATAGGACGGTTACACAGTAATTATATGTGGCTAGACCATTACTATAAGGAATCTTCTGAAAGTGTGGCAAGGTTTAACGAGTCGTTTTCCTGCATTGAAGCCACGTATTATAATTAAGGGGTTAATAAAGGTTTGCACACCAGACAGAGAATGAGATCAAGTAATAGAAAGGCAGTGTTATGGTTGTTAAAAAATGGATACGATGAAATATGGTTGAAATCCCATGGTAGAAGACATGATCTTATCTATACCACTGGTGAATGGTATAGGGCTTTGGACTTGTGGAATTTATATGACGGAATATGTTTCGATGATGTAGGTAGATTAATTCTTATACAAATCAAGACAAATTCTTGGGCTCAAGAAAAACCCATCAAAGAGTTTTTAAAAGACAAAAAGAATCTTATAGTATTGGTAATTAACGTAAAAGGAAGTGGAAAGAAATGGGAGGTGTTAACAAGAGAATATGTCAGCCATAATAGGAAAAGGCGAAAGAACTGCTCTAAAAATACTAGAGGAAATATACGGAAGCGATGTAGAGTATAAAACCCAAGTCAGGTTCAAGGACTTGATAAGTTGTGAGTTTTATGAAGAAGGTTTATCAGAAAGACAGAAGAAAGAAACAGTAGACATTGTAATATATAATGGATTCAATCCAGTTTGTATAAGAGTTCAGGGTGGTGATCACACTGGTATATTAAAATCAGAGAGAGACACCGTTCAAAAAAAGATGTTAGAGTGGAGTAACTGTATTGTGGTTGACATATGGTTTCATGATTGTCCAGTTCTATTCAAAGAGAAATTAAATGATGAGTCAAGAAAGGAAGTAAAGGAAGCACTAAAGTTTTTTAGACTTTAACAGTTTTCCATTCCCATTTTATTACACC